ATGCAAACCGTACATGCAGAAGGCATGCATCGGGCCGACATCAAGGCCCTCATCTACAAGAAGGGGCAGACGATGTCCGGCATCGCGCGCACCTTCGGAATTTCCGAATCCAGCGTCCGCAATGCACTGATCCGCCCCGTATTGTCTGGCGAACTTGCGATCAGCGAGTTCGTCGAGGTTCCGCCCCACAAGTTATGGCCCGAGCGATGGACCGTCGATGGTCGTCGCATCCGCCCCCGTTACCGACACAAGTATATCGGGGCCGAAACAGGGCCGGTCCGCTAATCCGCGGCGCTAATTCTATTGAAGAAGCTTGCAGCTTTGAAATAGTAACTGAATCGAAGTGTTCTGAACCGTACGAACCGTTCTATGAGTACCCGAAAATTCAAACGTAACGCATCGCCTGTAGCAGATCGGCAGCTGGCGTTGAACTTCGATGTGTTCGCTATCGAGACAGCCGAAGGAACTGTTGCGGCAAGCGGCGAAAGTGTTCTGGATGCGTCAATTCGCAAATCCCTCGCTCTGGTGATGGATCGGGCCGTGCCGAGGGGCCTGTCACGCGGACGGATCGCGGATCGCATGAGCGAATTGCTCAATCGCACGATTAGCAAAACCCAACTGGATCAATGGGCGGCACCTAGTCAAACCGATCGCCGCGTTCCGGTCGACGCTTTGATGGCGCTGATGATGGCCTGCGACGACTACGGCCCGCTTGAGCTGCTGGCTCATCACGTCGGTCGAAAAGTGCTTACGACCGATGAAGCACTGTGTGCCGAGTTCGGCGCGATGGCCGTGCTTGATCGACACATTCGAGCGAAACAAAAGGCTATCGAGGGGCAAATGGACGAAAAGCTCCTTGGCCAAGTGATGAGCCGAATCAAACGGGCCTCGGTATGACTCCCACTATCAAAACACACTACAGTTCGTCCGAACTGCTCGCGTACAAAGTGCCCGGACTGCCAACATCAAAGGTCGCGTTACTCGCTAAGGCCGACCGCGAAAGTTGGGTCTACCGAGAGGTGAAGGGGATCGGAGGAATACGCAGAGAATTTCAACCACCTATCGAGGTGCAAGATGAAATTCGCCGCCGAGCTGCCTGCGCGCTCGTTAGCACGGCGACGACCGAACGCACGCTTCCTGTGCAGCGCGGACAGCAGCTCGATCTCATCAGCACCGACTCGCAGCGCCTGCGTGCCGAGGCGCGCAAGGGCATCCTGACGACGATCGAGCGCCTGATGGCTCAGTGCAACGTGTCCCGCGAAGCCGCGATGACGACCTTGCTCACGCAGGCGAAAGCCGGCACGCTCGACGATCACCTCGTCATGATGCTGCGCGCCGCGCGCGACGAGCGCGGCCGTAAGGGCGACGGTTTCCCGAGCATTCGTACGCTGAAACGCTACCTCGGCCTGTCGAAAATTGGCTCACTCGCGCCGAAGAAGGCCCGTGCGGAGTTCGCGGTGCCGGCATGGGCTGCGCCTTTCCTGGCGTTCTATCAGGTGCCGCAAAAGCCATCCGTCGAACACGCCTACAGCCTGTTCGTCGACGCCTACCGCGCCCGCGCTCTCGATTGGAGCTTCCCGTCGATTCATCAGGTACGCCGGTTCCTCGGCAAGCTCGGCAACGTGTCGCGCGAAGTCGGCCGCATGGGACCGCGCGAGCTGAAGAACATCCGGCCGTTCATCCGGCGCACCTTCGACAAGCTGCAGCCGAATGACGTCTGGAGCGGCGACGGTCACGCGTTCGACGCCGAGGTGCAACACCCGCTCCACGGCCGTCCGTTTCGCCCGGAAATCACGCCCATTGTCGACATCGCCACGCGGCGCGCGGTTGGCTTTTCGGTTGCGCTGGCCGAGTCCGCTATCGCCGTACTCGACGCCATTGGCAACGCCGCCATTCACAACGGCTTGCCCGCGATTTTTTACGTCGACAACGGCTCCGGTTACGACAATGCGCTGCTCAAGGACGAGGCGACCGGCTTGAAGGGGCTGCTCGGGTTCGAAGTCGCCCACTCGCTGCCCTACAACTCGCAAGCGCGCGGTGTCGTCGAGCGGTTGCACAAGTCCGTATGGGTCCGGGGCGCGAAGGAGCTGCCGAGCTACATTGGCGCGCAGATGGACCGTGAAGCAAAGCAGACGCACTTTAAGATCACGCGCGACGCGATCAAGAAAGGCGGCGCGCTGCCGCTGATCGGTTGGGAAACGTTCATCCAGTTCTGCAAGGATCAGGTCGCCGCGTACAACGCACGCCCGCACAGCACGCTGCCGAAGATCAACGATCCGGTGACCGGCAAGCGCCGCCACATGACGCCGGACGAAAAGCTGGCTGAGTTTCGCGCGAAGGGATGGGAGCCGGTCACGCTCACTGAGGCCGAGGCACAACACGTGTTCCGGCCGCGTATCGAACGCACGGTGCGGCGCGGCGAGATCCAGCTTTTCAACAACCGCTACTTCAGCGGCCTGCTCGAAGAGTTCCACGACGAAACGGTGCACGTCGCCTATGACATCCACGACGCGAAGCACGTGTGGGTTCATCACCCGGACGGCCGCTTCATCTGCAAGGCGGAATTCGGCGCGAACGAACGGCACTACTTCCCGATGTCGTTCGTCGAGCAGGCTCGCGACAAGCGCGCGGACGCTCGCCTCAAGCGAATCGATGCGCGTCGTGACGAGATCGAGGCAGAACGTCGGGGCCATGCGGCACTGCCGATGGAAACGCCTGATGTGCTTGAGATTCCGGGCATCGGTCGGATCTCGCGAGAGGCGCTGCACGCCCGCGTCGTTGACATGCCAGCCGCCGACCCGGAGCCGATCGCCATCACGCCTCCAGCGCAACACGTTGCGGAAGTCATCGACATGCCCGAAACAGCGTCGCAGCGGTTTGCTCGCTGGCTCGCACTGGATCAACGTATTTCTAACGGGGAGGCGATCGAGAAAGCCGAAGACCTGAAGTTCTACAGCCTGTATCTGAAGAGCAAAGAATTCACGGCGCAGAAGCGCCGTGCGGAAGAAACTGGCGAGTTGCCGCTCGCCAGCCACATGTAAGACCAAACAGGGCGAATAATGACACAACACGATCTAAACAGTAAATCCATCGGGGCCATCGCGCAAATCGCCAACCTCGGCATGTGCGAAATCGCGATCGAGCGCGCGGTATCACGCAGCGCGAACCTGCCGGGCCTCGTTTGCTTCTACGGCCCGTCCGGTTGGGGCAAGAGCATGGCGGCGAACTTCGTCGCGAACACGCGTCGCGCCCGCTACGTGCAGGCGAAATCGGTCTGGACGAAAAAACACTTCCTGAAGGCGGTGCTGTTCGAGATGGGCATCAAGCCGGCCGCGACCATTCCGGAGATGGCCGACCAGGTCGCCGAGGAGCTGGCAGCGAGCGGCCGGCCGCTCGTTATCGACGAAATGGATCACCTCGTCGATCGCAATGCGGTAGAGCTGGTGCGCGACCTGTACGAATCGAGCCAGGCCCCGATCCTGATGATCGGCGAGGAAGGTCTGCCGAACAAGCTCAAGAGATGGGAGCGGATGCACGGTCGTGTGCTTGCATGGGTGCCGGCGCAGCCTGTCACCATCGAAGACGCCCACAAGCTGCGTCCACTTTACTGCCCGAACGTCGACGTTGCCGAAAACCTGCTCGCGAAGCTTGTCGAGCTGTCGCACGGCTCGGTGCGCCGCGTGTGCGTGAACCTGGAGCGCATTCAGGAAGAAGCCATGGTGCAAGGACGCGACGACATGGACCTCGCGTCCTGGGGCAAGCGCGAGCTGTACACCGGCGAAGCGCCGAAGCGGAGGGTCTGACGGATGCCACGCAAACCCGCACATCTGGAACTGACTGGCGGCAAAGGGCCGCGCCAGCGCGTATGGGAAGCCATCCGCAGCCAGGCCGACGATTTCACGGCACACGCTGTCGTGCGCGCATCGAACATCGACAAGCCGACAGCGCAGACCTACCTGCAAGCGCTGGAGCGCGGCGGATTCATCGAATCTGTCGGCGAGCGCAAGGCAATTGGCGATCGGAAGCATTACAAGCTCGTCCGCGATACGGGTGTCGAAGCGCCTCGCCTGGACCGGCAGGGCCAGCCCGTGATGCAGTCGCGCGGTAACGAGAACATGTGGCGCACGATGCGCATCATGGGCGAGTTCTCGCCGCGTGAACTGGCGTTGCGCGCGTCGACGCCCGACGTATCGGTTTCGGATTCGGCAGCGCAGTCGTATGTCAAATGCCTCGCGCATGCCGGCTATCTAACGGTTGTTGATCCGGGCCACGCATACATCCGTGGCAAGGGGGCGAAGCAGGCGCGCTACCGCCTCCTGCCGTCTAAGTACACAGGGCCGCGTCCGCCGATGATCCAGCGCACAAAGGCAGTCTACGACCCGAACCTTGGGAAGATCGTATGGCAAGAGGAGCCGGACCATGACGCTTGCTGACCGCTGGTTCACCTTGCTGCGCGAGGCGGTATCCGTGTCGTCGCAATCTGACGTCGCGCGCAAGCTGGATCTGTCCCGCACGACCATCTCTCTCGTGCTTTCCGGGAAGTATCCGGGCAAGACCGACCGTGTGGCCGCACGCGTTCTGCGCGTCTTCGGCCAAGTGAAATGCACGCATACCGCCGAGCTGGTGACGCCGACGGTATGCCTGGATTTTGCCGCGCGCCGGCCGCCGGTGAATAACCCGCTCGCTCTGTCGCACTGGCGCACATGCCAGACCTGTCCACATCGCCCTGCTAAAGGAGAGTCCAAATGACGCTGAGTGCTAATGCGGTCAACCCGGCCGTGCCACCGATCAACCAGATCATGCAGTTGACAGCACTGCGCATCGCGGCGGCCATCGAGACGCTGACCGAGAAAGGCTTCGTGGTCATCGGCATTGAGTTTTCGAACCACTCGAAGCCAACGATCCAGGTGCAGAACTGCGCGGCTTGCGCCGAGCTGATCACCAACGGCGAAGCCACCTACTACCGAACGGGTGTTTCCGGTGTCACCCGATACCGCACGGGCCAATTCAAGATCGGCGACGTGCGCGTGCTTTGGACTGAGAGGGGAAACTGACAGACTGAATCGGTTTTGACAAAAGCTTCGCAAAACAATCCCATAGATTAGGAGTGCAATATGAATAGCAAATTGGCCGGGGTACTCGTCGCGGACCCGGACGCCTTCGAAACGGTTCCCGAGCTGCGTCGCGAGCTGCAGAATGCGAATGATCGTCTGCGTCGACTTGCAGTCGATCTGCAGAGGCAGGACATCATCGGTAGTCAGCTTGCCGGCTTACTCAACCGAGTGCTGATGCAACACCTGCGAGGCGATCACCGGGGCGTTGCTGCGATTCTTGAGGCGCATCTCGCGGCCAACCAACGCCTGCGCGAGACGCTTGAGGAAACCAACGAATCAAACGAGATCCTGCAGATCCTGCAGTGGGGATCAGTCGCTCACGGCGAGAAACAGCAGGAACCGCTCCCTCCGTATAACTGCGAAGGCGACGATCCTTGGTCGAACAAGACTGAAGGCGAATTGCGCCAGGCGCTCGACATTGCAAATCGGTCCGGTGTCAACACGGTATCCGAATTGAACGCGGTCAATCGACTGTTGGCCGACGTGACTGCAGAGGTTTCGAAGATCGTCGTTGCTCACATCAAAGGTGATCGCGATGCTGTAACCCAAGCGGTAACGACGTTTTGCGAGAAGCGCGTCGTAGTGATGGGCGACAAACACCGGAAGGTGCACTGATGCCGTTGCCACAACTCTCCTGCCCGAACTGCCGCGCAGTGATGAGCCTCGACGTGCTGCTCGCGGATGATGCACCTCGCGAGGCTCTCAACGCGATCGTCGATGCGCATCCGGCCGGCGAGACGTTCATCAAGCCGCTGCTGCGCTACATCAGTCTGTTCGCCCCGTCGAAGAGCCAGATGAGCCATTCGCGCATTGCTGCGCTGATTAGCGAACTGGCACCGATGATCCGAGCCGCACAAATCGAACGCAACGGTCGTACTTGGCCGTGCCCGATCGATTACTGGCGCCTAGGCTTCGAACACATGCTCGCCCAACGCGATCTCGGGCGCATCAAGCTTCCCCTTAAGAGCCACGGGTATCTGCTCGAGGTGCTCGCCGGCTTTTCTGACAAGGCCGAGTCCCGTGCCGAGACACATCTGGAACGGCAACGCCAGGGACATGCCGGTCTTGGCACGCCCGAGGCCCGAACATCGCCGGCCGCTGCCGTGCCCGCTGTTGTCGCGGCAGCTGAGTCCGGCAGTCGCCAGATCACGCCAACGATCAAAGAGAGCCTCAACACGCTGAGACGGCTTACGAAAGAAATCAATCAGTTTTCGAAGGAAGGAAAAATCCATGACTGAACAGCATATTCCGGCCGGCTACGTGAAAGACGCACGCGGTCGTCTCGTCCCGAAATCTCTGGTCACGCCGATCGACCAGCTGCGCGACCAGACGATCACGTCGCTGATCGACGAAGCGAAGCGCCTGCAATCGGCGATGGCCGAGTTCAAGGCCCGCGCATTCGGGGACATCGCAGCTTTCGTCGAAACCAGCCACGAACAATACGGCGTCAAGGTCGGTGGCGCGAAGGGAAACATTTCCTTGGTCACGTTCAACGGTCAGTACAAGATCGTTCGGCAGATCGCAGAACACCTCCAGTTCGACGAACGCTTGCAGGCAGCGAAAGAGCTGATCGACGAATGCCTGCGTGAGTGGACTGAAGGCAGCAACGACAAAGTAAAGGTGCTGATCAATGAGGCGTTCCAGGTCGACAAGGAAGGCAACGTAAACACCGGGCGCATTCTCGCACTGCGTCGCCTGGCGATCGACGACCCGAAATGGACGAAGGCGATGCGTGCGATTGTCGACAGTATCCGCATCACGGGCAGCAAGCCGTACATCCGACTCTACGAGCGCATCGAGGACACCGAGGAGTATCGCGCGATCAGCCTCGACCTCGCCGCGATCTAGGGAGGCCCCATGTCGAAACTGTCGAAGGAAGAGATTCAGCGCATCGACACCGAGCTGTCGTTCCCGTTCGGCTGCGTTGTACTTCGCTGTGATGGAAACACCATCACGATCCAGGTGCAGCGGACGAAGCCGCGCCGGTACGACCTCATGGTCTACGTGAACGGTTGGTTTCGGATGAGCTACCTGAAGGAGGCCGCGCCCGAGCATCGCTTCTACCGGCCGGTGAAGTTCTGCGCATACAAGCCGTCCGAGCGAGCAAAGATCGAAAAACAGTTCGGGAAACGGAATGCACGGAAGTACTTTCCGAACCTGGACAAGACGTCAACGTACTATATGCCGTCGTGGAACACGCCGAGCACGATGCTTCGTCACTTCGCCCGAGTTTGCGAGACGGTCACGCTCGTTTCGGTGGGCGTAGCTGTCAATACGTCCACCGACATCACCGCGCAGGAGGCCGCTAATGTCTGACATGGTCATCATCGTGATCGGTATCGTGTTCCTGATCTGCCTGTGCCGTCGAGAGCTGCGTCGCTGGTGGGGGTCGTAATGCTGATCGCAAAAACAACGATAGCGAAAATCCACATCGCAAAGCAGCAGCTCGCGATGACCGACGACGAATACCGCACGGTGCTTCGCAGCGTCGCCGGCGTCAGCTCGTCGAAAGAGCTGACGCCGGAAGGCGCGCACAAGCTGCTGAAGCACTTTGAGCGTTGCGGATTCAAGCCGAAGCGGGATGCCGGACACCGACCGAACGTTTCGCGGTTGCGCGCTGCGCAAATGAGGAAGATCGAGGCGCTGCTCGCCGATGCGGGCCGACCGTGGGATTATCTCGGCGGCATGGTGAAGCGAATCTGCAAAGTCGACGCGATAGAATTTTGCGACGATGCGGCGCTCGGAAAACTGATCGCTGCGCTGCAGTACGATGCCAATCGTCGCGCGAGGCCGGCATGAATCTCGGCGATGTCGAGCACCTGCTGCCGCGCACCGCGCGCACGTTGATCGCGGTCATCGGTCTGCCGGCGACGAACGCGCTCATTCGTGCGATGCCAGGCGTGGTATTTCCGGTTCCGAAGCGCAAGACCCGTTCAGGCGAAGCCCGGTTCGAGGAGCTGGCAGAGGTGATCGGCGTCGAAGCGGCAGAGAAGCTCTGCAAACACTTTGGTGGCGAGTCACTGGACATACCGACATGCCGCGACGCGGTGCGCGAAATGTTCCACCGACAACTGCGTAGCGAGTTCGACCAGATCACACGCGCGCATAGCGCAGTGTTCGCTGTGTCAAGGTTGGCAGCTTCGCACCGCATGTCTAGCCGCCAGATATGGCGCATTTTGAAAATGCCAGACAAGGATTCCGTGCATGTGGAACAAATGAACTTATTCTAGAAGAGATATTTATCGTGAGAGTCATTCATTCACCAATCCGTTACCATCTACTCCTCGCAAATAAAGAGGTTTACCGGTGAAGAAAATTGCGCTTATGGCCAGCATTGGAAGCTTGCTAGTGGCAAGTTTTGTCGGCTGCTCTCAGCAGAAGGTTGAGCCGACCTGCCCCCCATCCATCGACGACGATCATGTGACCGTGACCCACCTCCAAGACCTGTTCGCTTCTGGAAAGAAGCTGCTCGACGCGGAATATCCGGACACAAATTCACCCGGCTTTGAGTTGGCACGGGCTACGATGGCGGGATTGATAGGCATTGCCCACAAGGTGAATACGGATTCGGGTGATTACGAGAAAGATGTTCTACCGCTTCTCTCGACCCTGGAGTCCGCATGGCCAGACCGGTTTAGTGTGAATGGCAAGAAGATCGACGATCGACTGTGGTCCTGCCGAGACGCAGTTAGCCTCGGGCGTATTCAATTTGAGTTTCTTCGACTCGGCGCGTCGAAGGCATCTGAGGATGCGGGCAAGGTTGCTACAGAAGAGAGATTCGCCTGCGGCCTCGCTCTTGCCGCCGTGTCTAAACACCGGTGAACTGACGAATCACCCTTACCACGCCCCGCCCTGAGCGGGGCATCCTTTTGGTACTGACGTACCTCCAACTGTTTCAAGCCAGCGCCATTCCTAAACTGCCACTCATCCATTCGGGGTGAGTGCGAATTCATCGGCTGCCCCCTTCATCTTTCAAGGAGTGGGCATGGCACGTATCACATCGGTCGCGGCTGCGGCAGCAGCAGGCATCGCCACCGGCGGCCAAAACATCATCGCGTTTCTCGACATGATCGCGGCGAGCGAAATCGGGCCGGCATTGCTCGCAGCTTCCGACGACGGCTACAACGTACTGGTCGGCTCGACGCCGGCAAAGCCGCTGCTGTTCTCGTCGTACGCATCGCATCCGGACGTGTACAACGCGCAGTTCAACTCGACGGCAGCCGGTCGTTATCAGGAGCTGAACCGGTATGCGCTCGCATACATGAAGAGCCTGCACCTTCCCGATTTCGGGCCGGTGTCCCAGGACAGGATCGCGATTCAGCAAATTCGTGAACGCAGTGCAATCCCGCTCATCGTGAGCGGCAATATCACCGCCGCAATCTCGGCATGCTCGAACATCTGGGCATCGCTGCCTGGCAACGGCTACGGACAGCATCAGAACGACGTGTCGATGTTGGTCGCTTCGTTCCAGCAGGCAGGCGGCACGGTCTCGATCGCCTGACGCGGAGGATCAAATGGCGCTGCGCGATCTCATCACCGGCATCGACGGCAAGCTGTCGCACACGAAGCTTTGGCCGAACATCGCGTCGGCCGTTGCGACCGGTGTATTTGCATTCAAGGGATTTCACGGCTCGCTGACCGCAGAGGAATGGTACGCCTACCTCGGTTGCGTCGGCGGGTACTCCGCGATCATCCAGGGCATCCGCGCGTTCGGACGCCCGCCAGTACAAGGGGGCTCCAGTGATCAATGAATACGCAAAGGCGCTGACCGTCATCGGCGTGGCGGTCACCATCGCATTCGCAGGTGCGGCCGGCTACGAACACGGCTATCACGTGGCGAAGACGCGCGGTGATCTCGCTCTGGCCCAAGAGCGCGAGGCGCAGCAGAAGGCAGCGGCCGACGCTGAACGCATCGCCGACGATCGTTACGCCGCCGAAGTCGATCGTGGCAACCAGGCTGCGCAGGCACTCATCGTCGCCCGGCAACAGATCGACCATCTCACCTCTACCGCCAAAGGAAAGATCGATGCTGTCACGCAGACCTACCGTCCGACGCTCTCGGCAAATCTTGAGCCTCTGCCTCGCTGTGTGTTCACTCGCGGCTTTGTCCGCGTGTGGAACAGCGTCGCCACCGACGCCGGTGCTGATCCCCTGCCGGATCGCGCCGTTGCCGGCGGAGCTGACGCAGAGACCGGAGCCGATGACGCCCTTGACTCCGGGGTATCACAAGCCGACATCCTCGACTGGCTCACTGACTACGCGGCCCGTAATCGGCGTATCGACGCTCAACTGAACAAGGTGCTCGACATCGAGGCCGAGCGTCAGAAAACGCAGCAAAGCACGCAATAGATATGGACGATTTTGATCGGGCGCAGGTGCTCGAAGAACAGACACGCGAACTGGCGATTGCCGCTGCTCGCGGGAACATACCGCGCGGCGAGTCGGCCCTCGTTTGTCAGAACGAGGAATGTGGTGTGCCGATCCCTGAAGCGAGACGCCTTGCCGCACCCGGTTGCCGTTACTGCATTGAGTGTCAAAGCCGCCGCGAAGCCGCAGCTCTGAAACGGAGGGGCCATGCAATTCACGCTTGACGCCTCCGCTGTCGTAATGGCCGTGCTCGGTGCGTTGTGGTCCGTATGCCTCGCAGCGGTCGGCGTATGGGTGAAGCGCGTGCAGAGCGACGCTGAGAGCGATCGTCGGCAGATCGGCCTGCTGCAGAAGAATCTGGCGGACTTCCGCGAGATGGTGGCCCGCGAATGCGCGAGTCGCGATGAAGTAAGAAACGAGCGTCAGGAGGTGCGGGAACTGCTCGCACGTATCGACGCGAAGATCGACAGCCTTTCCAAAACCGTACCTCGTTAAATCACCATGGACCAACTCCAAACGAATACCGCCGCAACCGATACCCCGCTGAACGCTGTCTCGACCGATACGGCCGCATCGGTTTCAGCATCCACCGCCGCTGTCAGCGTATCGAGCAATCTGCCGGCTGACGACACGACGACCACCTTGCCGATCAATTTGGCCGCAGCAATCGACTCGACCATCGTGGAAGGCGCGTCGTCCGTACAAACGGCAGGGGCGGCCACGTCGCTGCAGCTCGATGATCCGGCTCCGATCACCGGCGGCGCACGCCTCGACTCGTCCAACGACGAGCAGCTCGTGCTGCTGCGCAAGATCGACGGCGACATCGGCGCACTGACGGCAAAGATCGAAGGCATCGAGCTGCGAGCAGTACGCAACGGCGCGATCGCGGGCGGTGTGGCCGGCGGTGTCGCGGGCGGCATTGTCGCGACGGGTATCGCATTCATCCGGCACAAGCTCGGCTTCTGACCAATACATGGCTTATCCAAAGGAAATGCGCGACAAGGTGCGTCGAGCCTACGTGTTCGACCGCCTGTCACTTGAAATTGCTAGCTCGCGGTACGGCGTTGCGTATTCGACCGCGCGACGCTGGAAGGATGACGCACTCGCGGCCGGCGATGATTGGGACAAGGCTCAGGGTGCGCAGTTGATGGCGGGCGGCGGCGTCGAAAGCGCCGCTCGTCAGATGCTCGCCGGCCTGGTCACACAGTACCAGACGACGCTGACCGAGATCGAGCAAGGCGCGCTGCCTGCACCAAAGAAGGTCGAGATGTTGGCGAGCCTGGCCGATGCGTATAACAAGACGATCAACGCCAGCAAGCGGGTGTTGCCCGAGACAAACGAGCTGGCGGTTGCAATGGGCGTGGTCCAGCGTCTTGCTGCGTTCATCAAGGAACGTCACCCAGCGCATATCGCGGCGTTCGCCGAGGTGCTCGGCCCGTTCGGCGATGAGCTGGCCGTCGCATACGGTTAATGGGAGGACCGGTCTTTGTGGCAATCGTAGCTCAGCCAGGTAGAGCACCCCATTGAGGGGGAGGCTGGAATTCCAGACGGCGGGCGCCCGCCGGCCCCGGTTCAAATCCGGGCGATTGCCACAAAGACGGTCAACGACATGACGCAGAAATTCACCGAAAAGCAGTTCCGCGACGAGCTGGCCGAGCTGGCAGCGGCGCTGCGCCGCGACATCGACGCGCATGCGACCGGCCTCGATCCGTCGCCCGAGGCTCGACGCGAACGCCGCCGTCGTGTGCTCATCGACGGTGATTACCAGTTCTTCGCGTACACCTACTTTCCACACCACATTCGCGGTACACCATCACTGTTCCAGGCGCACTTCTGCAATCGCTTCGCGAAGCTCCTGCGCCAGCCAGGCGGTACGCGTGAATGGTGGGTCGCCCCGCGCGGCGAAGCCAAATCATCGCTCACGACGAAGATTGGTCCCGTGTACATCATTGTGCAGGGGCTGTTGCAGCGCGATGACGTGCGGCGTGAGATCGGCTGGATCGGCGAGCCGCCGCCGTTCCTGGATTACCTGATTTTGCTCGGCGCGGAGACATCGCTGCCGACGAAGCTGCTCGAGGTGGTTAAAACCGAGCTGACGGCTAACGCCGCGCTCGCACTCGACTTCCCCGAGGTGTGTGGCAAGGGGCCCATGTGGAAGGTCGGCGAGTTCATCTCGAAGACCGGCGTCAAGGTCGAACCGTTCGGTGCCGAGCAGGCGATTCGCGGCACGTTCCACGGCGCGAGCCGACCGAAGGTGCTATTCGGCGACGACCTGATCACCGACGCCGAGGCCAAGAGTCCGACCGAGCGTCAGAACCGCTGGACCTGGTTGGAAAAGGCAATCGACTATCTCGGCCCGCCGGACGGTAGCGTCAAATACGTCGGCGTCGGTACGGTACTCGACAAGGACGATCCGATCTCGCGCGCCAAGCGCAGCATCGGCCACGTCGTCCACCACTTCCGCGCGATCGAGACGATGCCGGCGCGCATGGACCTGTGGGAGCAATGCCAGGAGCTGATGCTCAACGTCGACAAGGAAGCGATTGCCGCCGCCTCTGCTCGCGGCGAGGTCGTGCCGGACGACGCGCTGCCGTCGTTCCGCTTCTACGTCGAGCACCGGGCCGAGATGGACGAAGGCGCGGTGACGTCATGGCCATCTGTGCGCTCACTGTTCTGGTTGATGCGGCAGCGGGCGAAGTCTCCGCGCGCCTTCGCAACCGAGATGCAGGGCGATCCGCGCACCGAGGAAGACAAGGTGTTCGGGCACATCACCTACTGGGCGCAGCGCTCCCAATACTGGCGCATTTTCGGTGCATGCGATCCGTCGATGGGCCGTGGCGAAACGTCTGACCCTTCGGCGCTCCTTGTCGGCGGATGGGATACGGTCGCGAAGAAGCTGCACGTGATGCACGCCGTGATGAAGCGGCGCGTGCCGTCGAAGCTGGAGGCTGATCTGATCGCGATGCAGCGTGAGTTCCGGTGTCTGTCGATCGCGTTCGAAAACAACAACGCCTATGAGCACTCGCGGCAGACGTTCATCCAGGCCGGCCTCGACGCCGGTGTCGCGCTGCCACTTGTCGGCATCACGGCGACAGTGCCGCAGGAGGTGCGCATCGATTCACTGGAGCCGTTCATCACCGATCGGCTTGCCCCCAGCATCCTGCTGCACCCGGCACTTGTCCAGCTCATCGCCGAGCTGGATAGCTGGCCCGAGCCGCAGAGCGGCCACCACTACGACGGCCTGTGCGGGTTGCATCTGCTTTGGGCACTCGCGGTGTCGCGCGGCGGCATGAAATTCGAATACACCCCGGCGTCAAAACTGTCGCAAAACGGTGATGCCTGGATCGGCGGCCAGCGCTTCGGCAACGGCGCTTGGTAGGCAAGGAAAAGACATGGCACAAATCGTTGACGTCAACGGCAATCCGATCGAGCGCCGCGCGCTGTCGGAACAGCAGACCGCGCAGCTCGCGTGGCTTCAATATAGTTACGAGGAACATCCGGCGCGCGGTCTGAACCCGCACCGCCTGGCGCGCATTCTGGAGGATGCCGAACGCGGCCACCTGATCGCGCAGTCGGACCTGTTCACCGACATGGAAGAGAAAGACCCACACATCTTCGCGGAGATGAGCAAGCGCAAGCGTGTGCTGCTCACGCTCGACTGGGACGTCGTACCGCCGCGCAACGCGAACGCAGCCGAGAAGAAGCTTGCCGCACAGGTGAGGGAATGGATTGACGATCTGCCGGGATTCGAGGACGTCATGCTCGACGGCATGGACGCGATCGGCCACGGCTTCTCTGCGCAGGAAATCAGCTGGCAGCGGCTCGGCTCACTTTGGATGCCGAAGACGATCGAACATCGACCGCAGCGTTGGTTTATGAACCCGTGGCATAACCGCAACGAGATCCGGCTGCGCGGCGTTGACGTCGACGGCACGCCATTGTGGCCGTTCGGGTGGCTCGTTCACCGACACAAGGCAAAGTCGGGTTACATCGCGCGCGGCGGCCTGCATCGCGTGCTGGCGTGGCCGTACCTGTTCAAGAACATGGGCGTGAAAGACCTGGCCGAGTTCCTCCACATCTACGGTCTACCGTTGCGCCTGGGCAAGTATCCGAACGGTTCAACCGATGAGGAGAAGCGCACGCTGCTGCAGGCGGTGGCGAGCATCGGCCACAACGCGGCCGGCATCATCCCCGACGAGATGAAGATCGAGTTTCAGGAAGCGGCGAAGGGAACCGATGCCGTCCACCTGTCGCTGATCAACTATATGGAACGGAGCCAGTCGAAGGCGATCCTCGGCGGAACGCTCACCAGCCAGGCAGACGGCAAATCGTCGACGCACGCGCTCGGCAACGTCCATAACGAGGTTCGACACGACCTGATGGTGTCGGATGCCAGGCAGCTCGCCGCGACGATCACGGGTGGCTTGATCTGGCCCATGTTGGCGCTCAACGTTGCAAATGCCGATCCGCGTCGCTTGCCGCAGTTCAAGTTCGAAACACGGGAGCCGGAGGATCTGAAGATTTTCTCGGAGGCATTGCCGAAGCTCGTCGGCATGGGGCTGCCGATCACGGTTGATTGGGCGCGCGAGAAGCTATCGATCCCGGCCGCGAAGGATGGCGACACGCTGTTGTCAATCCCGAATCCGATCATGGCGCTGCCGCCCGAGTTCCGGCCGCCGGCCGAGAAACGTCCGGCCGCACCTGGTGCGCCAATCGCCGGGACGCGAATGACCTATAAGACCGTTCTCACGAACGACCGCGGCGAAGTGATCTATCCGGATCAGCATGCGCTCGACGAGACCGCTCTGCCGGCTGACGCAATCGCAGCCGGCATAGACAAGCTGCTGGCGCCTGTCGTCGCGGCGATCCGCGCCGGCGAGACGCCCGACGATGCGATCGAGGCGCTCCTGTCCGCTCAACCTGACATGAGCGACGACCAGGTCGCCGAGCTGCTTGCGCGAGCGCTGTTCGTCGCCGACATTTGGGGGCGCTTGCATGGCGGGGGTTGATCTCTCCTACGCGATCGGCCTGGAGCCTGCCGAGGCGGTACGCTACTTTGAATCGAAGGGCTACCAGCTTGGCTTCCGATGGCAGGACGTCGCAGCGGAGGCGCATGCGCGTGCGTTCACGGTCGCGGGCGTAATGAAGGTCGACGTCCTGCAGGACATTCGCGCGGTGCTCGCTGATTCGCTGAAGAGTGGCAAGACCTTCGAGCAGTTCAAAGACGACCTGATCCCGACGCTGAAGAAGAAAGGCTGGTTCGGGCATGGCGACGTTGTCGATGACGGTACGGGCGAGATTCAGGGGCGGCGGCTCACACCACGGCGGCTCGACACGATCTTCCGCACCAACATGCAGTCGTCGTATATGGCCGGGCGTTTTGCGACGCAAATGGCACAGGTCGACACACGGCCCTGGTGGGAGTACGTCGCGATCCTCGACAACCGCACGCGCCCGGCGCACGCTGCGCTGCACGGGTGTGTGTACCGCTACGACGACCCGTTCTGGGCGGTGTTCTATCCACCGTGCGGCTACAGGTGCCGCTGTCGCGTGCGCACTCGCCCGTTCGGCTACCGCGATAGCGACAACCCGCCGACGAGCGCGGGCCGCCTCGAGGAGATCGAACAGCCGGTTGGCCGCGACGGCAAGACGCAGCCGGCGATCGCTTACAAGAGTCCGATTACCGGCAAGCGTGTGCTACCCGATCCGGGTTTCGGCTTCAATCCCGGGCTCGCGTGGCAGCGACCATTTACGCCGCCGCCAATGGGCACACTGCCGAGAAGCGTGCCCAGTGGCGCGAGCGTGCCGCTGCCGCGCCCGGCCCGAATAGCCCGCTCATCGATGCCGGCGGGGCTGCCGGAATCCGCGTATGCCGACGCGTTCTTGCGTACGTTCGGCGCGAACGCAAATCATCCCGTCACATTTAACGACGCGACGGGCGAAGCGATGCCGATCAATGCCTGGCTGTTCCGCGACCACGCCAATCAGCCGGTGTCTGGCGCTGCCCGCCCCGACGCGCAGATCGTCGCCCAGGCGATCAACGAGCCGGACGAGATCTGGTTGTCGTGGGCGCAGCTGGATAACCAGTGGACGCTGCGCCGCCGGTACCTGAAAACCTTCGAGACCGAGGCTGGCGAATGGGGCGTGGCGATAGCCGACTTCGGCAAGAATGGCTGGGTCAGCAGCTCGTCAACGTTCCCGGCCGAGACGGGCACCGATGACAGTCGAGCCGCGTATCTGGACACACTGCGCGGCCAGTTCCTTCGATACAGGAAACGCGATGATTGAAATCGAGATCGACGACCGCCAGTTTGGCGCGACGCTGAATCGCCTGGTAAGCGCGATGGCGGATGCAACGCCCGTTATGAGCGAGATATCCGGCATCATGGCCGACGCGGTCGAGGAGAACTTCACACAGGAAGGTCGTCCGAAGTGGCTCGGCCTCGCGCCGTCGACGCTCGCCGGTCGCGTCGGCCACGAGCTGAAGCCGGGGCGCGGCAAGTTCAAATCCGGTGCGTGGAGCATCCAGCTCGGCCAGCGCGTCGCGCGATCCCTGAAGATCCTGCAGCGATCTGGTCGGCTCGCAGCCAGCATCGTGCCGTCGTTTGACGCGACGAGCGCACAGGTCGGCACGAACCTCGTTTATGCGGCGATCCAGAACTTCGGCGGCCAGACCAAGCCGCACACGATCGTGCCGAAGAATGCGAAGGCGCTGCACTTCGGCGGCATCTTCGCGAAGAAGGTCAATCATCCCGGCTCGAAGATCCCGGCACGGGTGTTCATGTCGATGACGGACGGCGACGGCATGCAGATCGAATCAGTCGTGGCAAACTACCTGCGCCGGGTCGCCGGCTGATTCAATTAACAACGAAAGTAATTAATCGATAATCGGAACAGAGAATAAGGTTATGAATTTTTTCGAATCGTTCAATGCGCTGCTCACCTATGGCGGCTGGACCATAGCGGTATTCGTTGCCGGATACGTGTCCGTGCGCCTCTTGGCGGAGGTCGTCGACTTCCCTGGTTGGAGCGTCCCGGTCGCACTCATCGGGTTGTTGGCCCTCTGGCTGCTGATTCCCCACGGATGGCACCTGTTGAGCTACGCGTTCAACAGCAGCTGGGACTATGGCGATGACCTGCGTGCTCGATCCATCGGCCCCGATGATGCGTGGTTCATTGTAAAGGTCGAGTTCTGGGCCGCGATTGTCGGCACGGTGCTCGGCTATTTCGGGCTTGGCAAGCTGCGCAACGAGTGGTGACGCGCATCGTTTTGGCGACGCTGTTTGTATCGGGAAATACCGCTACCGGCGTCGCCAGATTGCCAATCTGTTTAAACCCGCTTCTAAGCCGTCCGTGGAACGGTTGGCTGCGCTGATACCACCAAGGCGGCGCCAAGCCCGCCAGCGTGTTTAGAGTGCACGTTAGTTTCGATCGTCGTATAGGGGGTGATGGTGTATTGGATCGCTCCCCGGAAATTTCCGAATTCTCGATTGCTCGGCCCTATCTATATAGGCGCGTCCCAGGCCCACCACGACGAGTGGCCGTCCCCCTGACACACCTCCACTGATCGCCGACGCCGCCGCCCGGAAGAATGGCGGCATGGCTACTCACCGCACCCCCACCAACGGCACGGCGCTCGCAGCGCTAACCGTCGAGATTACCGACCGCACTGGCCGGGCTATCCAGCTGCTGCCGGCCGGGCACTTTGCCGCGCGCGACGGCCGTCCGGCCTCGATCGCCGCGTGCAAGCAGTGGGTGTGTGGTCCGCAGCAGGCGAGCACGCTCGTCGCGCTGGCCGCGCAACAGGCCAATCCGATGGTGATCGACTACGAGCACCAGACACTGAACAGCCAGCAGAACGGCCAGCCGGCCCCGGCGGCCGGCTGGTTCAAGAACCTCGAATGGCGCGATGGCCAGGGCCTCTTTGCCACCGACGTCGACTGGACGCCCGCCGCCGCGAAGGCAATCGCTGATCGCGAATACCGCTACATCTCGCCCGTCTTCGAGTTCGATCCGCAGTCCGGTGCGGTGCAGCGCCTGCACATGGCCGCGCTAACCAACAACCCCGGACTGGATGGCATGCAGGCCGTCGCCTTGTCCGCATTTCGTTTTTCCACCCAGGAGCCGCAGATGAACAAACTGCTGCAGGCCCTGCTCACGGCCTTGGGGCTGACCGAGCAGACGTCTGAAGACCAGGCCGTCACCGCGTTGAACGCGCACCTCGCGAAAGCGAAGAGCGACGCCGACCAGGTGACGGCACTGACCGCCGAGAAGGCGAACAAGGATGCGCAGATCGCCGCGCTCACCGCGTCGGCCGGTACGCCCGATCCGGCGAAGTACGTGCCGGTGGCGGTCGTGACCGGTATGCAGGGGCAGCTCGCCGCGCTGACGGCGCAGGTCGTCGGCCGCGAGATCGACGAAATCGTCGGTGCCGCGCTCACGGCCGGCCAGCTGCTGCCGGCGCAGGAAACGTGGGCGCGTGAGCTGGGCAAGAGCAATCTCGCGGCGCTGAAGAACTTCGTGTCGACCGCCCCGAAGATCGCCGCGCTGACCGGCACGCAAACGGGTGGCCAAGAACCCGGTGCGGTTGCAAGTGCCGCCAGTTCGACAGCCGGTCTCTCGCAAACTGAACTGGCCGTGTGTCGCCAGATGGGCGTCGATCCGACGGCCTATGCCAAGACCAAGTCCGCTGAATTGGCGGCCCGCCAGAACGGAGGTGCGTAATGCCCGCCGCTACCGCTGACCGCAATACCGAAATGCGCGAAGGCCGGATCGTGTCCGTACTCGTCGCCGGCGGCTCGCTGATCCACGCGGGCGTGCTCGTCGCGGTGAACGCGAACGGTCTGGCCGTCGAAGGCAAGACCGAGGCCGACCTGACCTACATCGGTCGCGCCGAGCAGTACGTCGACAACACGACCGGCGCGGACGGCGCGGTGTCCGTCCAAGTGCGCCGGGGCGTTACGTTCAAGTGGGCGAACGCGGCCGACGACGCGGTGACGCAGGCGAGCTACGGCAAGCCGTGCTTCATCGAAGACAACCAGACCGTCGCCAAGACCAACGGCAACGGCACCCGCTCGCCGGCCGGAATCGTCCTCGGTGTCGACGCCGACGGCGTGTGGGTTCTCTAAACGGAGCGCAGCACGATGCTGATCAATCAGGAAGCCATTCAGGCCGTCTTCTGGAATCTGCGGACGTCCTACAACAACGCGTTCGACGCCGCGCCGTCGACGTGGCAAAAGATCGGGATGAAGATCCCGTCTGGTAGCCGCGAAAACATTTATGCGTGGCTGGAGCGCTTCCCGCGCATGCGCCGCTGGATTGGCGAGAAGCACGTCAAGGCGATGGAGGCCCACGGCTACACGGTCGTCAACGAGGACTGGGAAGCGACGATCGAGGTCGATCGCAACGACATCGCTGACGACAATCTCGGTATCTACGCGCCCCAGGCGCAGAGCGCCGGCTACTCGGCGAAGCAATTGCCCGACGAGATCGTCTACGAGCTGGTGAACAACGCGTTCACAAACCTCTGCTACGACGGCCAGAGCTTCTTCAGCCAGGCGCACATCGTGCGCGGCCAGCCGGTGTCGAATCTGTCGCGCCTGCCGCTCACCATCGCGGGTCAGGCTGCTGCGATGAAGACCTATGGTGCCGTGCGTACGTCGATGCGCAAGATCACCGACGAGGAAGGCCGGCCGCTTGGTGTCACGCCGAATGTGCTGCTCGTACCGCCGGCTCTCGAAGACACCGCCAATGCACTGATGACGAACGAGCGCCTGAACGACGGCATGCCGAATCCGTACAAGGGTACGGCCGAAGTCGTGTGCGAGGCACGCCTGACGTCGGACACATCCTGGTATCTGCTCGACACGACGAAGCCCGTGAGGCCGTTCGTCTACCAGGAGCGTATGGCACCGGTGTTCGTGCAGCAGACCGACCCGGAAGCGGACGACGTGTTCATGCGCAAGAAGTTCAAGTTCGGCGCGGAAGCGCGCGCGGCCGGCGGCTATGGCTTCTGGCAGCTCGCCTACGGCTCAGACGGTACGGCGGCCGTGCCGGTGTAACCAGATAACTCCCCCGAAACTGCCGCGCGAGGGCCGTGAAGCGCGGAGGCAGGATTGACCGCCGCCCACGGCCTGGCTCACGCCACGGGGCGGCGCAACAGCGAATCACCAACGGAGAAATTCATGCCGACACCGGCACATACCAAGGTACTGCGCGTTTCCGCGAGCGCTGAAGGCTATCGCCGCGAGGGATTGAAGTTCGGCCAGGCCGACGTCGACATCCCGGAATCCATCCTGACCAGCAACCAGATCCATCGCCTGAAGCGCGACCCGATGCTCAAGTGCCGCGAGGTGCTGGTGAGCGCCGATCCGGCCGTGTCCGACGACGAGGTCGTCGGGCTGCGCGAGAAGGCGGCGATCGCCGACGCATTCATGGCGAAGTTGCCGCCGGGCTTCGCCTGGGCGCAGTGTCCGACCGAATACATCAGGCTGCTGATGGACCATATTCACGAGCTGGAACTGGCGAAAGCGACGGTGGCCGCAGCGGCACCAGCGACGACGTCGACCACGAAGGCACACGGGCGGAAGTAAGCAATGGCCTACGCAACCTCCGATGACATGGTAAGCCGTTTCGGCGAGACCGAAATGATCTCAATCACCGATCGCGACATGGCCGGTGTCATCGACGCGACCGTGGCCGGCGACGCGCTGGACGACGCGAGCGCCGAGATCGATACGTATCTCGCGGGTCGCTACGCGCTTCCGTTCGCCGGCACGCCACGCTTCATCGCAGGTCTGTGCTGCGACATCGCACGCTATCGCCTCTGCGTCGGCGAAACGCGCATGACGGAAGAGATCAGCGATCGCTACAAGGCCGCCGTGCGTTTCCTCGAACTGGCTGCTGCCGGCAAGGTCACGCTCGGCGAGCTGCCGAATGGCGCACCCGTACAGCCAGGCGCGACGATCGCGTTCCGGCCCGGTTCGCGGATCTGGTATGACGACGATCGAGGGGCGTTCTGATGGGCCTGCCTGTTCCGATCATCACGGCCGTCGAGCTGGCAATTGTCGATCGCCTCACGCGCGGGCTCGGGAAGCTTGTGACATCCGTGGAAACATACGGAGGTGAGTTCGACGACGAGAACCTCTCCGACGTAGTGCGGCGCTTTCCGGCCGCATGGGTCACGTTTGGCGGTGTGCGCAAGTCGACTCCGATCGATACGAGCCGCCAGAAGTGGAAGCGCGAAGGCACCTTCGTTGTGATGGTCGGGGCGCGCAGCGTACGCAGCGAAGCGGCCTCGCGTCACGGCGGCCCGTCGCGTGGCGAAATCGGCACGAACCTCTTGATCTATGGCGTCGGCCGTCTGCTGATCCAACAGGATCTCTCACTGCCAATTCGCGAGTTCGCACCGGGGTCGATCCGCACGCTGTTTAACACACGCCTGCAGCGCGACGCGTTTTCGGTGTTCGCTCTGGAGTTTCACACCGAATGGATCGACCACGCGCTACCGGCCCGCACCTTTCCGCAACTGGTTGATCCAGCCGACGTCGACGCGAACGATCCGACGTCGGGCCTAGACACCGTATTTGCGGTCTATGGCGGCCAGCTCGACCAGGCGTCGCCGATGTGGGACTCGATGACGCTCAATTACTACCTCGATCCCGCGAAGGTTACACGCGAGCCGAACAAGCCGGATGCGCAGGACATCATGGAAATGCAATCAACAACTGGAGCAGGCAATGAAAGTTAAAGCCGCACCGGGAGTGCGCGTACCGATGGACGGCGCGCCCCGCAAGTACATCACCGAGGAAAACGAGGTGACCGTCGACGAATCGCCGTACTACCTGCTGCGTGTTCGTGATCGCGACCTGATCCGCACCGACGTTCCGTCGAACGCCACGACCGCTATGGCAACGCCCGACACGTCGTCGAGCACGCGTATGTCGAAGGCGTTGCCGGCACCGGCGACCGATGTCGTGTCGCAATAACCGGAGATTCGCCAGATGACAAGCCCTAACGTCACTTTCAACAGTATCCCGTCGAGCATCCGCAAGCCGGGCAAGTATTTCGAATTCAACACGACCGGCGCGGTCAACGCGCTACCGGGCAACCTGCAGCGCGTGCTGATCATCGGCCAACGGCTGGCGAGCGGCACAACGGCCGCGCTTGTCGTGACCGGTATCACGTCCGATGAACAGGCGGCCGTGCGCTTCGGTCGCGGGTCGATCGCGCACTTGATGGCGAAGGCTGCGCTCAAGGCGAACAACTACCTGCAGCTGGACGTCATCGCAGTCGATGACGCCGCCGCCGGTATTGCCGCGACGGGGGCCGTGCTGATTTCCGGTCCCGCCACGACCACCGGCAACATGACGATCCGAATCGGCAACGACTCGGCCGTCATCGCGGTTGCGAACGGTGCCACGGCCGAGACGATCGCCGCGAATCTCGTCGCGCAGATCGGCCAGCAGCCGGACCTTCCGGTGACCGCCGCAGTCGACGCCAACAATGCCGCGAACATCGTGCTGACAGCCAAGCACAAGGGACTCGCCGGAAACGGCATTGCGCTGTCCGCGCTCACTGAAACGAGCGGCGTCACGGGCACGATTACGGCGATGTCCGGCGGTCTTTCCGATCCGGATATCCAACCGGCGCTGACGTCGGTGTTCGCGGCCGCTCACGACATCATCGCGGCTCCGTTTGCGACCCAGGCATCGCTCACCACGTTGCGCACGCATCTGGACGCCGTTTCCGGTCCGCTCGAACAGCGCGGCACGATCGCCGCAGCGGGTTGGCCGGGCACGCTGGCAACCGCGACGACGCTCGCCGGCCAGCTCAACGCGGGCCGCATCTCGCTCGCCTGGTACAACGGCTCCGTTTCGCCCGCATACCAGATCGCAGCAGCCTATGCTGCAGTAATCGCGTCCGAGGAAGACCCGGCGCGACCATTGAACACGCTCGCGCTCACGGGGCTGGACGTCACTGACGTGACGCTGCGCGCCGGTCGCCAGGATCAGGAGGCGGCGCTGCACAACGGCGTGACGCCGTTCGAGGTTGGTCCGGGCGACGTCGTGCAGATCGTGCGCGCGATCACGACGTACACGGTCGACGCGCAGGATATCGAAGACCCCGCACTGCTGGATCTGACGACGATCCGCATTCTCGACTACATGCGCAAGGCGTGGCGTCAGCGTATCGCGCTGCGCTTCCCGCGCGACAAGCTGTCGGACAAGACGCCGCCGAAGGTGCGCTCCGAACTGCTCGACGTCGCCTACAAGGCGGAAGAGCTGGAGATCATCGAAAACGTCGACAAGTGGAAAGCGAACCTGATCGTCGAACGCGACTCGCAGAGCGCCGGCCAGTGCAACGCGAAGATTCCCTGCGACGTCGTGTCCGGCCTGCATGTGTTCGCGGGCGTGATTGACCTGATCATTTAACGGAGGCCGCTCATGGCATTGGAAGAATACGTCGGGGCGATCGTCTTGACGGTCGACGGGCAAGACGTCGAGGTGATCGACTTCAACGTCCAGACGAAGACGGGCCGCAAGCTGGTCAAGACGATGAACCGCTCGGGCCGCGCGAGAGGCTTCTCGCGCGGTATCACCGAACACGACCTGAGCGTGACCGTCGTGATTCCCGAAACGGGCGACCTGGACTGGGAGGCGATCGAAGGTGCGAAGCTCACGACCGAGCCGCTGTCGGCAGGCGGGCCTCGCGTCAGCTACCTCGATTGCTTTACCACCGAGGTGAGCGAAAAGTACAGCGTCGACAATGAAGCTCGACGCGACCTGAAAATGACTGCTCTGCGCAAGGTGACGGAATGACGATCAAGGAATCCGGGGTGCTGCTGTACGGCGTTGAATACGAGGGCAAAATCCACTACGACTTCGAAATGCGTCTGCCGACGGTCGAAGACAACATCGCCGCGATCGAGCTGGTGGGTGCGGCTTCCAACCTGCGCGTCAACTCGGCGATGTACGCGCGCTGTATCACGAAGCTCGGCACGATCCCGCCGGATGCAATCACGTATCAGTTCATCACCGCGAACATGGTCGACGATGACTACGACGTGCTGCACAACAAGGTTCAGGAGCTTAAAAAAAAGCGTCGAGCATCGAACACGCGCTCGCCGACTTCCGACTCGCTGTCGTCTTCCTCGGGCAGTACGGATTCACTGAATCCCGCGTCCGTGAGCTGACGGCAGTCGAACTCGAAGCCTATCTCACGGCCATCGGCCGCATGCATGACAAACGGGCCGAGGCGCTGAAAGGTGCCTCGCGCTCACCCTCCGAGACCCGTCGCGTCGTTTCGACGCGACGCAAGAAGCGCCAATAGCCATGTCGCAAAACCTCCTTGTCTCGATGCTGGTGCGCTTGCGCGACGAGCTGTCGCGGCCGGCATCCCGCATGCTGCAGGATGTCACCCGCGACGCGCGCAACGCCACGAATGCAGTATCGGCCGTCGCAGATGCGAGCGCTCGCAGTGCCCAAAAACGCGAAACCGACATCGCTCAATCGGAGCGCGCGGTACAACGGGAAATTGGTCGAACCGGCGCTGCGTTTGTGCAACAGGCCCAGATGGCTCAGTCTGCCGGCGACGCTGCCGTCAGGTCGAACGACGCGAGCCTGTCCAAGCGCCTTCGCGATTACCAGCGGTTTAATCGCGCCTGGGAAGCGCTTGGCATCCGCTCCGAAGCTGAGATCCAACGCGAGATCACGCGGACCGAGGCCGCGTATGCTCGGCTCGCGCAGTCCGGGATGATGTCGGCCCAGGAACAGGCACGCGCCTTCGCGCAGGTACAGACGCGTGTGGCCGAGCTGAACGCCGAAATGGGCCGGCTGTCGGCGCGCGAGCGCGGCATCCAGCTGCTCCAGTCCGGCGCGGGGAAATTCGTGCGCGCCGGCGAAGCCGTGCTCGGTGGCATTGCCGCCGCGCACGCCGTCGCGGCCCCTGTCGGCAGGACGATGGATTTCGACCGCAACATCGCCCTGATGGCCAACACGGCGTTCAACGAGGAAGACGCGCCGGCACGCATCCGGGGCATGCAGGAGCTGCGAAACGTCGTCCGCGAGTCGATTCGCGCGGGCGGTGGCACGCCTGACGAGATCGCGGCGGCCATGACGCAGCTGCTCGGTCAGAACGCGATTACGCACGAACAGGCGTTCAGGCTGATGCCGGTCTTGCAACGGTACGCCACTGCCGAGGGTGCCGACACGACCGAGCTGGGCGACATTGCCATGCGTGGCATCCAGACATTCGGGCTGAAAGAAGACCAGATTCCGCAAGCGCTCGACGCCGCGATCATGGGCGGCCACATGGGCGGCTTCCACCTCCGGCAGATGGCGAAGTGGTTGCCGCAGCAGATGGCGGCCGCGCGCAATTCGGGCATGGGCGGCATGAACGGCCTGTCGGAGCTGATCGCGTTGAACGAAGTGTCGATGACCACTGCCGGCACCGCCGACGAAGCGGGCAACAACGCGCTGGACCTGCTCAACAAGCTCAACAGCGCGGACACGGCACATGCTGTCAAGCGTGAGCTTGGCCGCACGCTCGGCGTCAAGCTCGCCAATGCACGCGCCCAGGGCAAGAGCGCCCTGGTCGCATTTGGTGAAATCCTCGAAGAGGTGATGGCGAAGGACAAGAACTACCAGATCATCAAGAAGAAGCTCGCCACGGCAAAGAATGACGGTGAACGTCAGGAGCTGTATACGAGTATGGAGCAGATCATCGAGGGTTCCGCCATCAGCAAGGTGGTTCGCAACCGCCAGGAAATGCTCGCGCTGATGGGCTATCTGAACAACAAGGAAAAATTTAACGCGATCAAGGCCGCGACGCTGAACGCGAAAGGCATCGGAGATAAGGATGCGGAGGTGATGCAGAGCACCGACGCGTTCAAGGCCGAACGTGCGAAATCGCTTGGCGAAATGGGTGAAATGGACGCGGTGCGCCCCTTGGATAAGGCTATCGGGAAGGTGTCCGACGTTATCACCCAGTACGGCGGAAAGTATCCGGGACTGATGACCGCGATCATGGGCACGAAGGTCGCATTTGAGGGGCTGACGAGCGTGATGATGGCCGTCGGCATGATGCGCTTCATTACCGGCCACGGTGGCGGAGCCGTCGAACGCGAGATGGCTAAGGACGGCGTGGCGGCTGCCGCGCGTGCAGCTGGCGGACGTGGCGGCCTCCTGGCGCGTGCGCTGAAGCCGGCCGGTTCATCGGCGCTGTCGTTGCTCTTTGGCGGCATCGAGGCATACGGCGTTAGCCAGGACGAAAGTCTGAGCGCGTCCCAAAAGAAAAGCGAATACGCGCGTGTCGCGGGCGGTACGGCGGGCGGAATCGGCGGATGGATGGCAGGCGCGGCTGCCGGCGCGGCGATCGGCTCGGTGGTACCCGTCGTCGGTACCGCGCTCGGTGGCGCGGTCGGCGGCCTGGTCGGCGGATTCGGCGGCGACCTGCTCGGAGAGAAGCTCGGCAAGCTGATCGGTGACGCGCTGTTCAAGGCCGAATCGAACAAGCAGGCGCAACCGATCAACATCACCACGAAGGTCCAGATGGATGGCCACGTCGTCGCCGAGGCCGTCAATCAGATTAACGCGCAGGCGGCACTGAGGCACTGACATGAGCTGGAAAGATCTGCTGCAGGATGCATCCTTTCGGGGCGTGACGTTCGACTGTGTACGTACACGCGATGCGGCAAAGCGCGGCCTCGCGAAGCACGAGTACCCGTATCTCGACGGCGCTGACGTCGAAGACCTTGGCCGGGGTCCGCGTGATACGCACCTCACCGCCGTATTCTGGGGTGACGACTATGAGGCGAGCCTGAAGGCGTTCATCGACGTGCTCGACAAGTCGGGTTACGGTGAACTCGTTCATCCTGTCTTCGGCAGCATCCCGAAGGCCCAGGTTGAAGATTATGCGATCTCGCACGATGCCGAGAATCCCGACTATTGCACCGTCGAGATCGCGTTCGTCGAGGCGACGCCGGGCAATCCGTTCTTTGTTCAGCAGCTGCCCGAGCAGAAGGCCGAGGCGGTCAGCGCGCTGACGGACACTGCGCGCTCCATCGCCAGCACTGCGTTCGCAGCGACCATTGATGCGTTAAAGCTGGTGCAGAGCAATATGCCGCGGCTAAACCTGTTTCGGGACTTGATGACCGGCACGCTTGGCGCGCTCGGCAGTCTCGTGCCGAGTGTCGTCGCTTCGACACTGGACCTGATTGAGTATCCGCTGGCGTTCGCATCGGACGTATTGAGCTACCTCTCGGGCCTCTCCGATCAGCATACGTTTGGTGTCGGCGCGATCGTGTCGGACTGGAAGAGCTTCAGCGAACAGATGACGAACGCCGTTGCGCTGCCAGCAGGCATCAGCACCGGCGACGCAACCGTGTCGAGCAGCGCCGGTTTGATTCAGGCCGGCGTGGTCGCGCTTACGAATTCGGCTGCACTCTATGGTGACGCCAGCGTGACAGCCGATGGTAGTACGGTCTCGCTCGGCGTGAACGCGAACGCCGATGATGTCGCCGTTGCTCAGGCATTTATGCAGTTGGCGGCCGCCGCGCAGCTCGCTGATACCGCGTCGTCGATTCTCGCAGACGAGGCGGCCGACGCCACGCTTGCGCCGACCGAAATCGAGTTGATCGTCGACACAACCCGGTCGGCCATCCAGGCAGCCATTGACATGCACCGGCAGCTCTACCCGCTCGATACCTATCGGCCGATCGCCGAGGGCCTGAAAGATATCGCGCTGGCGATCCAGACCGCCGCGATCGCGGTGATCGACGAACGGCCGCCGCTGATTGCGCGAACAGTTACGGTATTCGGCAACCTGCATCTGACCGCGTTCCGCTGGTATGGCGACTACACGCGTTCGGCCGAACTCGCGCGTCTGAATCCGCAGGTCACTAATCCGAATTTCCTGATGCCCGGAGACGTGCTCAATGCCTACAGTAAATAGCGCCGTGACGGATACCGACCAGGACAAGGTGAGCCTCCTGATCGGTGGCCATGTGCACCGCGACTGGACCTCGTACCAGATCGACTCACACCTGATCACACCGGGCGACGCGTGGCGTGTCGATCTGTCGCCGCCGGACGGAAGCACCTCGCAGGGCGCGCTGCCCGATTCGGTAATCGAGGGTGCGCCCGTTGAAGTTCGCATCGGCAAGGACACCGTGCTCGTCGGCCGCATTGACGAGATCGACGAGGAGACAGCGAAGGATCGGGACACGCTGGTCTTGTCCGGCCGCGACGGCGCGGGCGTCCTGCTCGACTGCTGTGCGCCCGTGTTCGTGGCAAAACAGGCTACGCTCGCGCAGGTCATCGCAAACGTGGTCAAGCCGCTCGGTATCAGCAAGATCCGGATCAGCGCAGCGAACACCTACACAAACGAGAAGGTCAACATCGAGCCGGGCGATCGCGCCTGGAACGCACTCGCGCACGCAGCGGAGGCGAATGGTCTCTGGCCGTGGTTCGAGCCGGACGGAACGCTCGTCGTCGGCGGCCCCGATTACACCACCCCTCCGGTCGCGACGCTGATCATGCGCCGGAGCGGTAAAGGTAACAACGTCATCTCGCTGCGACGGCAGCGCTCGATGGCCGGCCGCTATTCCGAGGTCACCGTGCTCGGGCAGATGCACGGCACGGCTCACGAAAGTGGCAAGAATGCGATCAAGGGCGTCGCGAAAGATCCGAGTGTGGCGGTCTATCGCCCCCACGTAGTGATCGACCACGAATGCATGAGTGTCGCGATGGCGATCTCTCGCGCGCGAAAGTTGCTGATGGATTCCCGGCTGCACGGCTTCACCCTGACCGCGAAGGTCAAGGGACATCGAACGTCGGACGGCGTGCTTTGGAAGCCTGGCCAGCGAATTCACGTCATTTCGGAGCGGCACGGTATCGATGCTGTTTTCTTCCTGATCGGCCGCCGTTTCAGCAAGGCGCGCGCGGGCGGTGCCACGACGACGCTCACCTTGAAAGAGGACGGCGTGTGGACGCTTGACGCGCACCCACATCAAAGCCATCGCAAACACCGTCGCGGCAAGAAAAAAGGACCGGAGGACATCATCAATGTGGGACAAGGTTGACGGACGCATCAAGATCGCCATGTCGAAGATCCGCCTCGCATTCCGCGCGGTAATCTCGATTGTTGGGAGCGACAGCGGTGTGCAGCTCATACAAGGCCAAGGGGTCGCGGGCGAGACGCTGCAGGACAATGAGCTGTTCCAGCACTACGGATTCACTTCGAATCCGCCGGCCGGCACGATGGCGATCGTGATCCCGGTTGGTGGCAAGACCGCACACGGTGTCATCGTCGCGACGGAGCACGCTTCGGCTCGGAGAAAGAGCCTCGCGTCCGGTGAGGTGGCGATCTATACCAGCGAGGGCGACAGTATCGTGCTGCGGCACGGGCGCATCATCGACATCAACACGCAGACGTTGAACATCAACGCGGACAACGTCGTGAACATCAAGACGCGCCAGCTGAACGTCGACGCCTCCGAGGAGGTGAACGCCAACACGCCGGCCGTCAACGCGAGCCAGCAAGTCACCGTGGCCGGCGCACTTGCTGCCAACGGCGGCATGACCGCCAAGGCCGGCGAAGGCGGCGGAGCTGCTGTCGCGATCGACGGCGAGGCTCATATAACGGAAGATGTGGTCGCAGGCGGCAAGAGCCTGGTACACCACGAACACCAGGACAGCAACGGCGGCGTCACGACACCGCCCCTCTGAGCAGTTACCTCCTGACATCGTTCAGCTGATGTCACACGGGTCCATGCCGGGACAATTCCCGTATGGACCCCGCACTCGATCCTTCCACACGCGACTATTCCGGCAGCTTCACGACGAACCTGTCGAACGCGGTCTACCTGCGACTAGAGACGCCGCTCGGCTCGTATTGGGCCGACCCGACGCTCGGCTCGCGTCTGCATGAGCTTGAGCGGGAGAAGGACGTTGCGCGCGTGCCGCGCCTGGCTGTTCAGTACGCCGAGCAAGCCCTTCAACCGTTGCTCAACGACCATCGCGCGCAGTCTATCGAGGTCACCTCGACGCGCCTGACGCCCGGATGGCTGCTGCTGTCGATCGAAGTTGTCGACGCGAGCGGCAAGCCAAGCCATTTCAAACACCGCGTCAAGGTGCTGTGATGTCGTTCACCGTCAAAACTTTCGACCAGATTCAAGCGGGGATCATCCGCGACATCGAGACCGATCTGCCCGAAGCGGATACCGGCGCAGATTCCGATTTTGCGATCCGTGCGAACGCCACATCGAGCGCGATCGAAGGGCTCTACGAGCATCAGCAGTGGATCGCGAAGCAGATTTTTCCGGACACGTGTGATCCGGACATTCTTCTGTTGCACGCGCGCATACGCGGCCTGTCGAAGAAGTCAGCGGTTCCCGCCGGTGGGAGCATCCAGATCAGCGGCGCGCCAGGCGCACCGGTGAACGGCACGATCGTCGCGCAGACACTTGGGGCTCAGCAATACCAGACGACGGCCACCGGAAGCATCGGCGTCGACGGCACGCTCACGCTGGCCGCCCAGGCAGTGACGGCCGGCAGTGCCGGCAACGCGACCGCAGGCGCAGCGCTCACGCTGCTGTCCGCGCCGAACGGCGTGAGCAGCGCCGCATCTGTCGTCAAGATGGTCGGCGGCACCGACGATGAAACCGACGACGAGCTGCTCGCTCGGCTGCTGGAAGTGATTCGCCGACCGCCGGCTGGCGGCAACAAGTGGGACTTCCGTCGATGGGCAATGAACGTCGACGGCGTGACGGCGGCCTACGTGTACCCGTTGCGACGCGGTCTCGGCACATGCGACGTCGTCATTACATCGTCGGGCGGGCTGCCGTCGGCATCGACGATCGCGGCCGTACAGGCGGCGATCGACAGCCAGCGCCCTGTCACCGCCAAAAACTGTCTGGTGCTCGCACCGACTATCGTGCCGATCGATCACGACGTGCGTGTGGCGTTTTCAACGGGGACGATCGACATCTTCAGGCCACGCGTTCAAACGGCAATCGCGGCCTACTTCGCGGCGCTGCCCCCGGGAGCGATCTATGTGAAGAGCCGCGTTGAAGGCGTCGTGACGGATACCGAGGGTGTGACGGATCGGTTGGTCGTCACGCCGGCCACGAACATCACGCCCGTTGTCGACGCCACCGTAGTCGAGTGGTGCCAGCTCGGCGCGCTCAATGTCGCGCGGATGGCATGAAGCACGTCGATCTCCTGCGGACTCTGCTACCGCCGGTCAGCTACGACCCGAACGCGAAGAGCCTTGCCGCGCAGCTCAAAGCGGATGGGCATGCGCTCGATGACGCGCAAGCGAGCGCCGAGTCGGTACTCGGTGCCGTTACACCGTTCTACGCGGGCGAGCTGATTGCCGATTGGGAACGTGTCATCGACATCACACCTCCGGCAAACGCGACGCAGGATGAGCGCGTGACCGCTGTTGTGCAGAAGCTTGCGGAGACTGGTGGTCTATCGATTCCCTATTTCAAGGGACTCGCCAGACGCATGGGCTACACAATCGAAATCGAGGAACCGCAGCCCTTCACAGCGGGCGTGAGCCGCGCCGGAGATCCGATCTGGATACGAGACATTGTGTGGGTCTGGAAAGTCATCGTGTCCGGTTCACCGCCCATCGACAAACGCTTTTATGCCGGCACCAGCGGTGCTGGCGACTCGCTGCGGTATTTCAGCGATCCAGTCATCGAACAGGCTTTCAATGATCTGAAGCCTGCATTCACCTACGTCTACTTCGCCTATACAGGAATCTGACCATGCAACGCATCGACAGCCTCGACGGCCGATTTCACGACGGCGACCCGACGAAAGGTCTGCTGGGAACGTTCGTGATGGCTGCGTGGCTCAACGCACTTCAGGAGGAGGTGGCATCCGTCGTCGAAAGCACGGGTGTCGCGCTCGATCCGACCCGTTACACGCAGCTGCGTGATGCCATTCACGCGCTCAACGTTCGGCGGTCTATTCTCACCGACAGCGGCGTGAAGAACGCCTACGCGGCATCGAATCCGACGCCACTGACTGCCGACACACTGGTGCACGGCGTTCGGCAGCTGGTGCAGATCGAAAACGGCAACGACGGCCCGTCGACATACGCACCGGACGGGTTGCCGCCAAAGCCAATCTACAGCATGAATCACCTGCTCCTGCAGGGTGGCGAGCTGGTCTCACCGGGCGTCGCGGATTTGACCTATATCGTCCATGCGGCATTCAATCAAGGAAACGGCGCCTGGCTGCTCGATGATTGTTCGGGCGGTGGCCGGCAGACCGCGCCGGCAACGCATAGCGGTCACGCCGTGCCGCTCGGCCAGCTCACCGATAGCAGCAAGGCGACACCTGGTGCGGCACTGATCGGATGGGATGGCGGCACGCTTGCAACGCAGATTCAACGCCGAATCAGCTACGTAGCGGATTCGGTCGCAGAGGTCAGTGGACTGGACGTCGCAAAATACACGCGCGCCTTTGCCACCGGCTTCAGCGCTATCGGTGATGGCGGGGGTGGTCCGTACCAGTATCTGTCGACGTCGACGGCAACCGTCGATGGTGCAACGGTACTCGCCGCTGCAGGCGGCGTCGGCCGCTGGCATCTGCAGATCACGGGGCCGATCTCCGTGAAGCAGTTCGGCGCGAAGGGCGACGGCGTGCACGACGACACGGTCGCCGTGCGCGCCTGGATTGCTTTCGTGCTCGCGACGGGCGTGGAAGCGTATGCGCCGGCCGGGACGTACCTCATCACGCAGCAGATCGTCATGGACTGGGGCGTTGCATGGAAGCCGGGGGCGAAGTTCCGGGGCGCGGGCATCAACCGGTCAGTGTTCGATCTGTCGAGTGTGATCGCGTCGCCGGCATGGCTGATGACCGACTCGACCGGCCAGAAAGCAGCGTTTCACGGCGGGTTCAGCGATATCGGCATCAAGGCCACGTGTTCCGGGCCGGCGCTCCAGGTCGGCCTCGAAGATGGTTCCGATGCGTTCAATGAGTTCGAGATCAAGGTCAGCGTGTCGAACCTGAACCCGACCAGCAACGCGTGCGCGATCGAACTGAACGGCGTCTACAACAGCGACCTGTTCCTTGTGGGCAACAACGCGGGACGCGGCGACGCATTGCGGCTTCGATACCTACAGTTCTCGCGCATGTTCGGCAGCTTCGGTAATGCCGAGACGGCCATGCATATGACCGGCGGCTACGTGAACGGCAACTCGTTCATCGCGCTGGACCTCGAAGTGGTCAACAACTGCGTGGTGATCGACGCGGCCAGCATCGCGCGCAACACGTGGATCGGTGGCCAGTTCGTATGGGACAACGGCGTCGGCCCGAAGGGGCATGCGATCGTGGCGACGAACGGCAATACCAACCGCTTCATCGGATGCAATTTCGCGAGCGCCGGAAGCTTCGTCGACCCCGGCAGCGCGGTCGGCCTTGAGGTCGACAATACGGGCGTAGGCATGCACACGTCAGGTGGCGCGCTCGTCTCACCGATCTCGGGCGATGCTGCACTGACGGTCGATTCGGTGGCCGGCAACATGGCCGAGTTCTCGTTCCGCACCGCCGGCAAGCTGCGATGGACGCTCGCTCGCAATAGCGCGGGAGAGACAGGCAACAATGCCGGGTCGGACCTGATTCTTTCGCGTTATGACGACAACGGCAACGTCATCGATAACCCGATGTGGGTGAACCGTGCGTCAGGGATCGTCGATACGCCGAAACTCTCCGTGCAGGCGATCGCACTGTTCGGCGGGGGCCTGATCAATGCGCCGACGTCGATCACCGGCTCACGTGGCGGCAATACGGCGGTTGCATCGATCATCAACTTACTGACCAAGTTGAATTTGGGCATCGACAACACGACGGCATAACGCAGCACTGGGTGTCGACGTTTGCGGAAACGGCACGACGCTTGAAAAAAACAGGACGGCCAGCGCGAACGGATGCACCGCCGCACTGGCCGCCGTACACCATCACGGTAGTACAGGCCAAGGCCCTGTCACCTCCCGCTCACGGAGGTTGGACTATTCTAACCAGCAAAAATACTTCGCAACACAAATGGCACTACCCATCATTCCTTGGCTCGGCGGCAAGCGCCGCCTGGCCGATCAACTCATTCCACTCTTTCCGCAACACGAATGCTACGTCGAGGTATTTTGCGGCGGCGCTGCGTTGTACTTCCTGCGGCCGATGCCGGCGCAGGTCGAGGTGCTGAACGACATCAAGGGCGATCTGGTGAATCTGTATCGCGTGGTGCAGAACCACCTCGAAGAGTTCGTGCGGCAGTTCAAGTATGCGATTTCGAGCCGGCAGGTGTTCAAGTGGCATCAGCAGTCGGTCCCGGAAACCCTCACCGATATACAGCGTGCTGCGCGCTTCTACTACCTCCAGCATCACGCGTTTGGCGGGAAGGTCGAAGGGCAAACGTTCGGTACCGCGACCACCGCGCCGGCTCCCAACCTGCTGCGAATTGAGGAGAGCCTCTCGGCCGCGCATCTGCGGCTTGCAGGCGCGCACATCGAGAACCTCTCATGGCTCGAATGCATGGAGCGTTACGATCGGCCGCACACCTTCTTCTATTGCGATCCACCGTATTGGGAGACCGAGGGTTACGGCGTGCCGTTCCCATTCGAGAACTACGAGCGAATGGCCGCGTTCATGCGCACGTGCAAAGGGAAGGTGATGGTGAGCATCAACGACCATCCTGACATCCGGAGAGTGTTCGAAGGCTTGCCGATGCTCGGCCTATCGATCAAGTACAGCGTGAACAATGTGCATGGTGGCCCGTCGGCCGCCGCCCGCGAGCTGGTGATCACGAACTGGGAGCCTGGCACCCAAACCGGTGGGCTCTTTTAGCGTATCGAGCGTAGCGCGCTATCGTCCGACAATTTAAACCTTGTTGACCATACGTTTCCTTGCGGTGCAGTAGGCTCGGCATACCTGCGCCGCAGGGGAGCAACCCCAACGACGCAAGGTGCGACGACCACGACGATATAGAGGAACGCGCCAGTGTCGATGACAAACCCGAAGTTTCCGTACTACTCGATCAACAAGCTACTGTGGCGGTGGAAACGGCACGACGACGCCTGCTGGATTGTGCCCGACGTGGCCCTGTCGCTGGACCGTCCTCCCCCGGACACTCTATGCGTTCAACCAAGTCCGCCAGCGCCACCCAAGCCTCCAAGGAGAAAACCGGAGGTTGGCGACACATTGCTGGCGATGATGGACGCGCATTCGCGCTTCAAAACCTGGCTCAATACGCCCGATCCGCCGAAGCCACCCAAGCCGGCCCCCACGCCAAAGCAACCGCAGGTTCCGCCTTTCGATATTCAGGAGATTCCCGGCGCAATGCGCAAGGAAATGATGCCCGTGGCGGCAAAGCTCATGGAGCGATGGTTTGCGGGGGAGTTGAACTACGGGCGGACCGATGACGACACAAAGGCCGAGATCAATCAGCGGGGCGAACCATATCCGTCAAGCATGTATGACATGACGACGGTCAAGCTGGATTGGGCGCTAAAGCCTCGACGCGCCAGAGAGCAGTACGACTACCTCATCAGTTCGGCGATTCGCACACCGAAGGCCAAGGAACAGCTGGGTAAAATCCTTGGACGCTACAAGCGTCCAGGTGTCAAATTGGACGTCTGGGTGATGTGCGGAGAGAACCTGCGGAACCTTCACAGGCACTTTCAGTTCACGTTTGCGAGAGTCGGAAGCACATTGGCTCAGAAGATTACGGAAGACATCGATGCGAGATTCCACAGCAACGGTGTACCCGACGACCTCAACGGTGCGCTAGGGTCGTTCAACCTCTACGCCGCCCCCGCGTACGTCACGTTCGATGTCGATGGTCGGTTTGCGGAAGTGTCAGGCATCTACGTCTACATCAAGGACAGCTATGACTTTACCGACAAGGCGGGCCAAATATCTCAATATCTGGGGCATTGGAGCAAGGACGGAATCATCGTCCTGGACTACAACGGCTTCGTTGGATATCTGAATAGGCCCGAGTTGTATCGCGCCTATGCCGTCACCATGGGCGATCCGTCAGTGAAAGGCAACGTCTACTACCCAGTCCACAATAGCGACTTCAGAGAGTGGGCGATAAAGCACCAGCGTGGTGGGGACTTTGTCGTGTACTCGGACTACCGATTCGTTCCGATCTACCCGCCGATGAAGGTCTGGTTATGA